TGGTTGAATTTCCAAATGCAATAGAATCTATAGGAATGAAAAAATATAGCAATGATTATGGTATGTTTAACAAAGAATTTGAAAATTGGACTGGAGTAAATTTTGGTGATAGTAAAATAAATAAGAAACAATATTGGATTTCATATTATGGAATAGAAAATATCCGACAATTCATTTTAGGAATAGCACAGAAAATTATAGTGAAAAATGAAAAAGGAAATTGGGTTAGCAAATCAGGGGTATATAGTAATAAAGTTGAATGGAAAAAGATATTAAATGAGTTTGATAATAGATGTATTTACTGTGGTAGCGAAGATATGCTTATGGCAGAGCATATTATAGCCCAAAGTAGTGAGGGAAGTAGCGATTGCATTCATAATCTCATTACCTCATGCCCCAAATGTAATAAAGATAAAGGAACAATGGATATGAAATCATGGATAGATATAAAGTTAGAAGATAGTAGTATGACAGAAGAACAGGTAGAAAAGATTAGAGAGCATATTAGAAAATACCGTGTTTAAATAAATTAATTATACATATTAATAAATAAAAAATAGGAGGAATAAAATATGATTAAATCAAGAATTGAAGAAATTAAATCGCTATTAAATAATGAAGGTTTTTTCATGGATATGGGAATTGATCATTCAAATCACACATTTAATGTAAGTGTAATTGATAATAATAATGAACTTGTAGATGTTTATAGCATAGGGTTAACTGAATTATATAATAAAATATTTGAAGATAATGCTGAATTTAGATGGACTGATGATATGGATAATTAATAGTTTATTTAAAAGGGGTTGTCCAATTAATTTTGGATGACTCCTATTTGAAGATTTCAGCACATATCCTATTAGTAAATTAATAAATAAATTTATTTGACAAGTATTAATAGGTGTAGTATAATTATCACAAGGAGGAAACTAATAAATAAAATTATCTACATACAAATAAAAAGGAGATTGATCTATAATGACAAATGCCATTGCAGAAAAAATACGCTTTCATTTACAATAAGTTTCAATATGAATTTTATTTCAGTAAAGGACTTGTACCATTAAAAATTGATTTTGGTTCTAAGGGTGATTTATATGTTCAATTTCTTAATACAGATGAACTTCAAAAAGCATTTAGAGAATGGTGCAAAAAGGATAAATAATTTAATTTTTTAGAAAAGTATAAAGGAGATTAAAATATGATTACTAAAGAAAGAGAATTCGTCTATATTTACAATCCTCAACAATCACAATTCTATTTTTCTAAGGGTATCTTGCCTATAAAAGTAGGCACTGGTAGTAAAGGCGATCCATATACAATGTTTAAAAATACAGAAGAAATTAAATTAGTTTTTACAGAATGGTGTACTCGTAAGAAATAAAAGTTCTTACATGATATGAGGAGATATGAAAGGAATGGTGAATTTATTTGGAAGAGGTCTTAAAGAAAAACAAAGTTTACGTCAAAGACGGTATTGAAATTGCAAAAAAGATGGGAAAATTATATGTTACATATAGAAGGAAGTTTATCGAACAATATAAAGATAAAGAAAATGGTGAAATAAAGTGGACAGAGAGAAAGTTCGCATTAAACGATTCTGAGATATTAAAACATCTAACACAACAGAAAACAATAGGTGTATTTTCTGGAAGTATAATAACCTCATTTATGTGTTTTGATGTAGATATTAAAGATGAAAAATTATGTGAATGGGCAGTTTATAAAATAGTTGAAACATTGCAAGACTTTGGAATAGCAGGAAAATATATTCATATTAGTATTAGCGGATCAAAAGGTTATCATGTAGAAATTTTCTTTAATGAACCTGTATACCTTAATAATATAGAAGCATTATACTTGATGGTTCTTAATGAAACAGAATTGCTAAATATTGATTATGGCGAGATAGAACTTAGACCGTGTAAAACAAAAACTGATAAGGTGTTGGGAGTTAAATTACCACTAGGTAAAAATCTTAAGACTAATAAAACTTGTTGGTTTTGTGATTATGGCAAAGGATTAAAACCTATAAAGGATTATAATTATATTTTATCCATTGAAACAATGCCAAAAGAAATATTATTGGATATTTTAGAAAAAGAAGAAGATACTACAGTAACACCAGAACAACAATATACTATTGAGAAAATCACAGACAAACATAAACCATTGCCTGAGTATAAAAATAATATTGATGAAAAATATACAGTAGAACAAGTTGAAAATGTAATAACTAATGGATTACAAATTACAGGATCAAGACATAATGCTTTATTCAATATTATTAAGTATTATAAACACTTAGGAGTGTCAAAAGAAGATAATAAGGAATGGGTTACTGAATGGATGTTTCAGCAAGATAAAACAACATATACAACTAAATGGGAAAATGTATTATTAGATATTTCAGAAATTATTGATTATGTTTATACAAATAATTGCAGTTTCGTGATAAAGAATTTAAACATAGATGTCGGTATGGAAGAAATAATAGAAATCATTAAAGTGAAAGGTAAAAATAATCAATTAGTTTTATACTCATTACTTGTCCATAGCAAAAGATATTCTGTAAAAAGTGGACAATTTTATATGTCTTATAAACAAATGAGCCAAGTAACTGGAATTAAATCTAGGACTACATTAGTTAAAATAATTAAACAATTAGAAGAACTAAAACTAATTACAGTAACAAGAGGAGAAATAGCAAAATACAATACAAAATTACATAAACCAATTACGGATACTAATAAATATATTGTAAACCTTTTGTGTCCAGTATTAGAAATTGGAACTAGCGTATTATTTAAAGTATGTGATAAAGATTGTGTAAATTGTTTTAATGCTTGTTTATGTAATATGTATTCCAATAAAGAATTAAAAGTAATATTAACTGATTGGGATTATAGAGAAGTAACAAAGTATAGAGATTACTGTACTAATATTATGGTTATTATTTACTAGTAAATAAATAATAAGACTCTAATACTAATAGTAATAACAATAATAAGACCTATGGTAACGAGGTTACGAAGAACCCAACGTAGGGTTATATAATAACCTATTGTGTTCAATTTCCAACGCGTTTTTAGGAAATATATGGATATTTATGGTTGAGGGAGTATAGTCCTCCTTCATTTTTATGCGATATGAAAGGATATGATAATAATTAATAAAATAGGGATTTATAAAATAACTAATACAATAAATAATAAAGTATATATTGGTCAAAGTCAAGATATAGATACTAGATTAAGAGGACACAAAAGCACATTAAAAGCGAACACTCATTTTAATATTCATTTACAAAGAGCTTACAATAAATATGGTATTGATAATTTCGTATATGAAACTTTAGAAGAATGTAGTGAAGATATTATTAATGAGAGGGAATCTTATTGGATAGACTTTTACAATTGTCGTGATAGATTTTATGGATATAATATTGATTTTGGTGGAAAAAAGAATGCAATGTCCGATGAGCATAAATTAAACATGAGTATTGCTAAAAATGGAGTGCATCGTGAAACACCACTTATATACATAACTTATTCAGAAATTATAGAAATTCTAAAACAATCTAATAAGAATGAAAAACTTTTATTATATGCTATGCTAGTTTATAATAAAAGATATGCTGATGATAATAGCATCTTCTATATGTCTTATAAACAAATGTCAATAGAAACTGGAATAAAAGGAAGAATAACACTTTTAAAGATAATAAATAAATTTGACACTACCGGAGTTATTGAAAAAATTATTAAGGATTTTAATAAAACTAAAGAAGTAAATAGTTTTAAAATAAATATTAATATGATCGCTGATGACAATATGTTTCTTGTTGATAAAAAAGATAATTGCAGAGAGTCATTTAATAATTGTTTATTATCATGGTTTGATAATAAATATATAAAGAATTTATGCGGTAGAAGGCACTACGAGGGAATAATGAGATATGAAATAGCAAAATAGAGAATTTTGGAATAAATATGTAAATAACGATATAAGGGAGATGTATTAAATTATGTTAGAGGAAAAGATATATAGTATTGAAGAGTTAGAAGTCATAAAACCATATGGATTCATTTACATAACAACAAATCAAATTAATAATAGAAAGTATATTGGTCAAAAGAAGTTAACCAATGATTGGAGAACATATTTAGGAAGTGGATCTCTTTTAAAAATAGCAGTATTTAAACATAATAAAGAAAATTTCAATAGAGAAATAATCGCTATTGCATATTCCAAAGAAGAACTCAATAAATTAGAAATTAATTCAATTAAAAACCACAATGCTGTAGAGGATAGTCATTATTACAATATATCTTCTGGCGGTGGAGGAGGGTACAAATTAAAGAAAGGTGCTCGTAATAATATATTTAGAATTAATTCATTGAAATCAAAACAGGAAGATTATCTATCTAAAATCCCAAATGAACTTTTTTATGTTAATGGTAAATTAAGTATATTGAAAAATAATGATAATGACTATAAAACTCTATATATTTTAGATTTTTTATATATGAATCAAAATAGGAGAAATATAATAAAATTTCGTCTAAAGGATATGATTTCAGACTGTGGATTTATGTGTAATTCAAGAAAAGATGAATCTATTGATAGATTTAAAGATATATTGTGTAATCTTCAAGCAAGCGAAATTATTAAATCAGATAAAGATTTTAATAAAGCAAAAATAAATGATAGACTTGAATGCTCATTGGAAATTAACTTAAACAATAATTGTTTTATCCTTTATGATTCAGAGAAAAATAAAATATTAAATCAAACAACAGTTGATAAAGTTGATAATCATAAATTGTTTTTATATTATTCATACTTAAAATGTATGATATCTAAAGATAGTATCAGCAATTCAAAATCAATAATATTATCTCATAAATTAATAAATGAGAATTTAGGAATTACAAATATAAGCATTGATAAATACAATATAGCACTTATTGAGTTGGATATGATTAGAAAAGATTCAGCAGGATTATGGTATTACAAAGATGATATTAATAAAGCACTAAAAGAGAGTTGTAATATTTATACTTTATTCACCAATGAAGATGAATCTACTCATAATCTTAAAGAAGGAATAAAGTATTGGAAAAAATTAGATACAAATCAGAATAGAGTATTCAAAGGTACTAGGGAGTATGAGAATAATAATCGTAAACTTAATGGAGAATTAGGTTCTATTATTAAGAAAGAAAATCTAGGTACTGTAACAGCAGAAGATATTGTTAGAAAAGGTGAAATATTGGCATCAACAAAACCTGATGAAGAAAATATAAAATAATGTCAATATTTGATGCTAATCCTAATGAATTATTATCGAATATATTTGAAGGTAAGAATATTGATATTTCTGAGAAGTATTATGATTTAGAAGATTCATTAGGTTTGATGGATGGAGAAAATTTAGCAAAAGGTATTAAATATGAAGATTATAAATGGGTAATGATTAATTATAAAGAAAATGAGCATCAAAAGTTTGTAGATTATGTTGTCAAGAAAAAGACAGATGTATTTGATATTATAGATAATCGTACATCAGCAGAGATTAAGGGTAGAGGGTTGCAGAACAATAAGAGGAAATTGATTATAGAAGATACTGTTGTTGATAAAGTTGTTAAGGTAGATATTGAACCTAAACCAGATATCTTTGAAGATTGGTTTGATGTAGATGAATGTGATAATAACAAATTAACTGATGCGGAATATCAAGCAAAATTAGAATGTGAAGTCGCTAATGATGATCAAATACCGTATGAAGTTAAAAGAATTATTCAGCAAATGCAAGAAGATATAAGTGATGATGATTTTTATGATTTGTTGGGATAAATGAATAAAATAAAATAAATAAATCCAATAAAAGTATGTATTTATGTGAAATGCTGTTTCTAGAAGTGGCTTGTAGCAAGGGTTGTAGAGGTGGAAATTGTTGGATAATTGAGTTTTAGGAGGTAAAAATGAAAAATGAATAATAATGATAGAGTTTTTATTGTTAGTAAAGAAAAATCAAAACAATTTTTAGAAGATAGTAAAAAGAATGTTATTAGTCATGAGTTTTTGAAGAAATGTTTGTGGGCGAGTAGGTTGTTAAATAAGGGAAGGGAATAGGAGGAAATCATTATGTCTGGATTAACACCTAAAAAGAAAGAAGAATTAAAACGGATGATGGGTAAGTATTCAGGAAAAGCCAGTTTGAGTTTGTTGAATTTGATGGATAAGAAAAGGATCATTGTTTCAACAGAAGAATCTTTAGAGGATATTATTCCTATTAATTGGTCTGAGGATGTTTTGAGTGGTAAGAAGGGGATTGAGATTTGTGGGTGTGAGCATGATTTTATGAGAATGCAATATTCTGATGAGGAATTTAAGTGTAGTAAATGTGGAGTTAATAGGGATGATTTAGGTTGGATTGGTAGGTTGTGCGAGGAGCAGTAATAGAGTTAGTTTCTAATTTTTATAGAATTTTATATTGATTTAGTTTTTGAGAGGATGTGAAGGCATTCTCTTTTTTATTTGTAGATTTTTTAGTTGGAAAATAAATATGGTTGCTCCTTCAGGGATCGATACCTGATGTATTGTTTGATTCTTTTATTAGGATTTGATGATTTTGAGTGTAAAACTAGAGTCTTGTGCTACTACACAGGACTCTTATTCCATTTTAGACTTTTTTGAGTAGAAGAAAGGATAGGTGTGTTTATTATGGGTTTGATAACAAAAGAGGTTGAGGTTGGATTAAGTTCTATTAATTTAAGACATTACGAGGAACTAAAGTATGAAATACCAAAATCAATAGGGAGTAAAGGAAGATTAATTGTACCAAGAGGAACGAAAATAAGAGTAAAAGTTGAAGATTTAACAAATAGTTCTGCTGTATTTGTTGACTGTGAATGTGATGGATGTGGCAAAGAATTAAATGGAATAACATGGTATAATTATAATAGATCAGTAATAGATAGTAATAAATATTATTGTCAAAAATGTGCTATGAATGGACATAAAAAATGGGTTAGTTTCTTTGAATGGTGTTACTTAAATTTATCTAAAAAGTTGGCTGATTATATTTTATTAAGATGGGACGAAGAATTAAACGTCGATAAAGATGGAAATAAAATAAGTCCAAAAGATATACCATATGGTTCTGCTGGTTTAAATAAAAAAGGATATTGGTTTAAATGTCTTGACCACCCTGAACATCTTTCGGAAAAAAAGAGTATTAATGGTTTTACAAATGGTAAAAAAGGAAGCATCACTTGTAAACAATGTAAAACTTTATCAATTACTCATCCACATCTAATATATTTTTTAAAAAATAAAGAAGACGCATATAAATATTCAATGGGCGAACATAAGAATATAATGATAAAATGTCCAAGATGCGGTTGCGAAAAAGAAATGATGATTTACAATTTTATACAAGATGGGTTTACTTGTCCACAATGTTCGGATGGGGTTCCATATACCGAAAAATTCATGTTTAATTTATTAAAACAATTAATAAAGATAGTTTTTATAAATCAGTTAACTAAAAAGGTATTAAAATGGTGTAATAATTATAGATATGATTTTTACATAGAAAAATTAAAGGGAATTATTTGTGAGTGTCACGGATCACAACATTATGAAGAACACAAAGGTAATTGGCAATCATTAAGTGAAATTCAAGATAATGATTTTGATAAGGAATGGTTAGCAAGAGAAAATGGTATTGATAATTACATAATCTTAGATTGTAGGAAAAGCGAATTAGAATGGATAAAGAATAGCATTATGAATAGTAAGCTACCAAAATTATTAAATTTCAAAGAGGAAGATATTGATTGGGAACAGTGTCATGAGTATGCTTGTAATAGTCTAGTTAAAGAAGTTTGTGATTTATGGGGAAATAATTTACAAAACACATTAAAAATTGCAGAAGAATTAAAGATTTGTAGAACAACTGTTACAAAGTATTTAAAACAAGGTGCTGAATTAGGTTGGTGCGATTATGATGCAGAGGAAGAAAGTAAAAAATCACATTTTAAAAAAATGAAAAAATAAATAATTTTATAAGGACTTAATACTACAAAAAGTATTAAGTCCTTATTTTTTCTCATTTACTAACTTGAGACAACATATTGTTTATTACTGTAGTTTGTGTACTACTTGTATTCACAATGCGATTTTCGTTCCTTAAGATATCCTTCCAAATAGAATTTGTACGATACATAAATCCGTTCATAGTCAATTTCTTTAGTTTAATTTTCCAATCTTCATCGTCAATGAGAAACTTAGCAATATGGTGATATCCAATCATAAACATACTTTCATTTGCGAAACTCTTGCTTTTTTCAAACGCCCTGATATCTGGATGAACATCCCCCATACTTTTCGGGAAATTTTCAATTAATTCTTCCCAAAACAAACATAAAAAATTTCCAACCCTCTCACATTCCTTTTGTGTCGCAGGTTTAAATGCAGATATTCCCTTAGTTAATACTGAAAATGTAATTATTTTATCAGATTTTTTACTAATGGTGTTTGATACTACCTCTACCTTAGATTTTAAACTATTGTTCATCACTTTAGTGGCAATTCTATTAATATTGCTATCAACATCTAAAAACAAGGATCTTGAATTTGAAATTTTTAAAAATTTTGTTGCATACTCTGAGAAAATCATTTTTGCTTGAAATTCCGAAACATGCTCAATTAATATTGGCATAAAAAATTCTTCAGGAGAAATACAACTAGAGGGCGATTTGAGATATAAACGGTTCCACGCACTAAAGCAACGAATTCTATGTTGCCCATCTAATATTTGTAATTTCTGATTAGGAAGAATTTGAATTGTTCTATCATCTTCATCATAATTAATTGGAATTGTATCTAAAATATTTAGCGTGATCACACCGCCATTTAGTTTTTGAGTAAGGGCAGATTCAAGGATTTTCTTGACATGAGAAGCACTAAAAACTGCTACTTCTTCATTTTTGCTATTCAATTTATATCCTCTCTGGATATTTCCTTGATATTCGCAGATCCCTTCATCCCACAATCTTCCAAGTGTTGCTGCTGATGCTAAAGTTTGATATTTATACATATCATTTCCTTTGCCAACTCTAGTAACTTCATTAAATGTGAATCCTGATTCTTTATCTTCGTTTGCTAACATCAAATTCTTCTTTCTAAGTTCTCGTTTTAACTTTGCATCCTCTTTTTTCTTTTTCTCTGCCTCGGTTTCATCTTCCCCACTAAAATCAATTTCCTCTTTCACTTGTCCATTTAAACTACTCAAACTACCAAATGGTGGCATTTTGATTTCTCCATCTTTACTTCCTATATCCCATATCTTATCACTCTCGGATTCAATATCTTTTACTAATTCCATCTCTTGTTGAATCATATCTGCATCATCATTGTTTGTCATTTCTTGAAATCCTACAGCTACTTGACTTTGTGTTTGGCTACTCATATCTAATATCTCTTCTTTTACTTTATCCCCAATACTAATATCTACATGTGGAAACCTATTTTTCTTTGCCATATCAGCGTTTTCCTCCATTTTCTCATCTACTAATTTATTCACCATATTAATAATCATAATAATAACCTCTTTTCATTATATTTTGATATTATCACAATTCTATACAATTTGAAAGAGTTCTATACCAAAAACATTAAATTTATTAAAAAAGAAAAGAGCAAGTATATCTTACTCTGATTTTTTACTCTTAAATCTCTTCTCAGGTGGTAATTGCATCTTGCAAATAAATGGTACAGCATTTTCTCCACCACTTCTAATAATATTAATACTGTGCCATCTCTTTAACTTCAAGCAATCTGATAAATCAAATGGGTAAACCTCTTCCTTTAAACTAATCCAAGTTAATTTACTTGTAGGATAAATATGATAATGTGGCAAAGCATTTCTAATTGCTTTCTGTAAATTATTTGGTATTTGTTCCCAGTAATGGAACGTCCAGAAATATCCAATAAGCCACTTTCTACTCTCGACAGCAGCTGCTTCCCATATTGAAGCACTACGAAGATATTGATGTGGTTCGTCTAACATGATGTAGAAGGGAAATTCTGCTTCAGATCCATATATTTTCTTCCTTAATCTCATAGCAATATCAATTTTAGAACATAGCAAATTAATAATTACATCTATTGCAGATTTATCTAAATCATCACTAGGAACATCAAATACAATAATTTTCTTTTGCGACATTAATTGAACCATGTCCAAACTATTATTAGAATTCACACAATTTGCCAAGTGAGGATCTGATAATATCCTATTCAATCTATTATAAATAGGAGATAATATCTTACCTTTCATACCATCACTCATGCCTTCAAATTCTTTTAAAGTTGCTTTATTTAATCCTTCATCCATATTGTCAATAACTTGTTTAAGATATGTTTTATCATTAAATATTTTGATAATTTCTGATACTTTACCAGTAGTCATTCCAATTATAGATGCTCTTAAAAATCTTTCAGTTTGTCCAGTTGTATCATCACTTACACCAAAGAAATCTACGGCAGTTCCAGCTAATCTAGCCTTTGTACTGGAATCATGTAATGTTTCACACCAATCCAATGAAAATGCTTGTTGTCCTAAATCTATTCTAATAAAGTCTTCTTTTTTTACAATTCCTGCATTAACAGCACATTGTATTTGATCTCCAATTTCACGTTTATTAGGGTCAATTGCTAGACCTCCATATCCCTTTAAATATGCCCCTATAAGGAAATTAGAAACCAACCCCTTTGTCTTACCCTGCCCCATACCTCCAATTCCTACATTGGGCAAACACGCCTCAT